AGAAAACCCACCATCTTTTTCAAATGGTTCATCATCTGCATCTTTTCCTGTGTCTCCACCAAATGGTTTATCTTCAGGTTCTCCACCATCTCTATCAAAATCTCCACCACCTAATTTACTTGCTGGTTCTTTTTCATCATCTGAACCTGATGTAGAATCGGGGTCTATTTTACCTTTAGCCCATTTTTCAGCATTTTCTTTATCTTCAATACCATATTCTGCTGTTTCATCACCTGGTCTCCAAGCTGCCCAACCATTTGATGTCTGCCAAAATTCACCTTCTTTATGTCCTCCACCACCTTGTCCAGGTTCAGCTTCTGTTTGATGTTTTTTAGCAACATCTTCTAATGTAGGAAGTGGTTCACCGAATTTTCTATCCCATGCATGTTCTATCAACATACTTTTTGCTATTTTTTTATACGATTCTAAAATTTTCATTTTATTATCCTCTCATAATATCATTAATAATTGATTCTACCTTACAATACTCACCACAAGTTCTGCCTGCAGGTTGTCTTTTATCTACTGATTCATGCATTGGATACATAAAAGCTCCATGTGTTGATGGATTAGATACAAAATCAAATGCTATTAATTCAAAATCTGGTTGAACTTGTGTAGTTTCTCCACCATCACTTTCACTTACAGTTTCTACTGAACCCATTCCACGTGAACTAATACCTAATTTAATTCCTGATTTAAATAGTTCTGTCAATATATTACCAGATGGTGTACCTAATACTTCAACAGTACCTAATAGATTATCACCTTCCCAGTGCATTTCACTAATATTATGTGATACATTTTGTAAATTAACAACTGATGATTCTGGATGGTCGAGCTCGCCCATGGCTCTACGTTCTTTTATAAATTCTTTATGATATTTTTTAGCTTCACGTACTAAAATCTCTTTTGGATATACTCTACCATTCTGATTTTTAGCTTCTGCTCGTTGTAATACACCACGAACAACTAACTTTCCATCATTGTTCTTCATGGATTCAGTAATTTGTTCAGGTCTTATCTCAAATGGTAAATAATCTACTATAAGTTGTTTCACATTTAACTCCGTATTTTAATAATTTCGTTTTTCATATCTTCCAATCTTTTTATCCATTTATCGATAAACTTAATTGTTTCAACCTTATTAGGTTCTTCTCCTTTGACTTTAGTTTCTTCTATAAGCCAACGGCGTTTTAAATTAGATAGACTTAACAATCTTCCTAAAAAATTAAGTCCATCTGTATTCCAAGATGGTTTCATGATAAGATTAGTAAAGTTGGCCGACTTTGTTTGCTAGTTTTACTAACCTTTCACTAATTTTATTTATTGCTCTATGAGTATTTTTCCAATAGGATGTAGAATCAACTCCTATTTCGTTTTTTAATCTCACATTCATTTTAACAAGTTTATCTAACTCGTTTAATTTATCACGAACCTCTCTCATTGAGTAACCAATTTTTTGTTTTGATGTTAGAGATTCATCATTTCTATAATCGTGGTATTTACCTTCAGTTACATTCTCAAGTTTCTTACTAACTTGTTTTGCCTTAGATACACCAACTCTATTAACACTTTGAATAGTCTTAACACCACCCTTTACTTTCCTAGCAACTATCATCTTGGCTTCACCTTTAGAATTAGCGTCAATTATAATACTACCAAAATCAGTTCTAACATGAAATTTTGCTTCTTGAACATAATTAAACCCACTTTGTTTTGCTATTCTATCTTTTTTCTTTTTATCTTTTTTAAATGGTGCAGTAAATGCATAAGGTGTTTTGGGTGGACCTGCACCGCCGTCAATACCACCAGTTACAGATGCTTCTTCTAATTCTTTTTTAAGTAGTTCTCTTATTGCTACTTTAAGTTGTTCAAGTTTTGTGGACATTTTCAATCTCCTTCACAAGTTCATAATATCTCATCAAAGTTAAAACTTGTTTTTCATTAACTACTTTACCTTTAGATAAATTACCAATTTGTTTAACAGCTTCTGTTAATTTAATCTTAGTAATAGTATCATCAACGTTGGGTAAATGTAAATTTAATGTTTTTCTAATTTTTATAACTTCTTTGTTTACAAACTCTCTTAAATAATTTGTATTACTAATATTATTTATGTAACCTTTAAGTAGATTTTTTTGAGATTCATTTAAAGACTTATACTTTGTATTAAATTTATCAACAAGTATTTGATATGCTAATAATCTTAAATCTTTATCTGTTTTAGTATATTCTTTTAAAACTTTATCTTTGACTTGTTTTTCAGTAATTCTATTATTTGTAATATGTTCTAAAATCGTATGTTTAGAATTTGTTGATTCTTCTGGATTATAAACAGTTGGAGTAACTACTGCTTGAAATGTGTTATATATAGAAGCAAGTAATCTATAGTTAGTAATACGTCCATTAAAAAAATCAATTGAATTATAACTTTCATTAATATCTTTAATTAAATTATATTTTTCAGTACGTAATTTTGTATTACTAAGTTTTTTTCTGGAATCTATTGCTGCTTGTAATAAATCTCTTGCGCGATTCTCTGAATGATAATGTTTTTCTGATAAAACACGGTATAATTGAAGTTCTTTACCCAATTCTGTGTTTTCATTAAAATATTTTTTTACTATTTTAACGGATTTAGTGCTTTTTCCTGCTAAAACGTCTGCAGTTATCTGTCTTGTTAACAATTCAAAAAGAATACTTGTATTCTTTATCTTAGAATGTTTCAATTTTCGAGCCATTTTAAAATACTCCAATATTAGTTATATTTACTTATAAATAAATATAAAGTTACACAATAATTAGTCAACTGAAGTATCATCTGTTAAAGAAGTTACTTCGCTTTTATAATCTTCTTCAACTTCTGACATTTCATTAATTATTTTTTTATCAACTTTATTAAATTTCATTGATTTCTTTAATCTATCAAAATGTGAAAGTGCTAATGCTTTACCATATTTAGGAGCCCCACTACCACCTTTTTTCTTATCGTGAGCTCCAAGTGGGTCTCTACCTCTTGCACCACTATCTTTTCCATATTTATTAGGTTCTTTAGGGCGACCAGCGCCTTCAAATCCACCTTCTGGTGCTCCACCTTTATCTTCTAATTCATGTCCAGTTCTACCCATTGCCATATCAGATGGTGTCCCTTGTGATTCACCAGATTTTGCTGGGTCATTTCCTTCACTTTCAATTTGAGCACGTCTAAATTTATTTTTATAATCAAAAACAATAGCATCATCTTCTTTTTTGATTTGTTCTTGAGTAAATCCAAATATATTTTTATAAATCCATTCTGAAGAAACTAAACCATCTTGTAACATTGAAGATGCTAATTGTGTTTTATTATTCCATAATTCAATTTTTTCTTGTTCATAAATTGTAGATGGGTTTGTTAAATCCAATTCAAAGTTAACCAAATCTGCATCTTGATAACCTTGTGCATATAAATGAACAATAGCAATCTTAGTTAACTCTGATATTGTAATTCTTTGGATTCTTTCAATCGTTCTTGCAAACCTAACATCTTCTGCTGCAAGTGTTGCTTTAGAACCTACCTGTTCTTCATATCCAAGAAACGCTTTTGGAATACGAAGTGCACCTAATAGTTTATGTTTAAGATATTCAATATCATCCACTGCTTCATAAGTCAAACCAGGAAGTGAATCTATACTTGTTCCACTATCTCCACCACGAACTGGTAAAAAGAAATCTTCTGTAATATTTTGCATATTATATTTCAAATTATAATCACCAGTATTTTCATCAACAACAGGAGCTTTTTTCATTTTATTAATTACTTTTTCCATATAATTATCAACTTCTGATGGTGGTATGTTACCAATGTCTAATTTAAATATTCTTTTTTCAGGTGCTCTCATAATTCTATGAATCATCATAGCATCTTCCATCAACATAACCTGTTTCCAAGTTTTTCGACCACCTTCAACTTGTGATTTACCATATGGAAGATAATTAGAATCAGATAGTAATCTAAAGTGTGCTACTTCATAGTTTTCTAACTCTTCTCGTGTGGCTGAACGTTCTGCCTTATATCTATGTTCAGATGTTGTTGATTCAATCAAAAACTTTACATACTCTGGATTATCCTCGTCCATTCCTTCTATTCGAGAAACATCATATACTGATAAAGGGATTACATTTGTAATACCATATCTATCATCTATCTCTAATTTTAAAAAGAAATCACCATACTTACACATATTACGAATCCACGGCCATAAATTAAATTCAATATTAATAATATCATAAAATAAATTATGTAATATTTGCCTAATTTGTTCATTGTCTGTTTTAATTTCTAAAACATCTCCATATTCAGATTTCATAGAAGATTCATCTGCATAAATATCAAGTGCACTTGATATAATTGCGTCATTGTCCATTGACTCATAATCCTTAAACAAATTCAATCTCATTGATTTTGTCATCAATGCATCAGAATATCCACTTAACCCTGCTCCAGTAAATATTTTTTGATATCTATCAATTAAATTACTTTTCTTATATGCTTGCGCATGACTTGTATCGGAAACTTTTAATCGTTTTCCACCTACATTTCTAACAATTACATTTGTAGAAAATAATCTTAATAATCTACTTTTTAAGCCTGTATCAGCCATTTTTTACCTCTTTACTTAATTAACCATTCTAATGATTCTTTTTCTACTCCAGTTTCCATAATCCAAGAATCATTTTTGTTATCTGTTGGTTTATAAACACCTTGATTTGTTGCAATACTATTTATTGCTTTCTTTTGTAATTCTATTCCTTCAGCTCTCAACCGTAAAGCAGTTTCTCTTATCCACAATCCCATAGCAAAAGACATTACTAAGTCATCATTATATCCTGACATAGCTTCTGCACGACTTCCATTATATATAAACACAAACAATTCATCAATTAATCTTTGTGAATGTACTATTACTGCTCGGTCTCTAAAAAATTCTTCTAATTTAGAAATAACCAACGGTCTTGTTTTAGAAGTTATTGTAAATCCAGGGATAAGTTGTTTTTCCATTCTATTAATTTTATTATTAATTTGTCTATGGACATCAACTACCTGTAAATCTTTGCTCATATAAAATAGGTTTTCATATTCCCTATCAATGCATTGTTGTATAGCAGCCCAACCAATGTTGTTATTCTCAATAACAAGTAATGCATTATTATATTCAGTAGAAATATTAACTAACATATTACCATAATCTCTTGTGGATATTCTACCTTTATATTCAGCTACTTGTTC